GAAACGCACTCACCGCACCTAACCCGCTCACCTGACGCACCCCTCGCGCTCGCGCTTCGATGTCGATCCCACGGATTAATTTAGCGACGCCCTCCTCATCTACCTCGATCCCCTCAGAGGCTAGTCGCTGAGTGTTCTGAGCGATCGCGCCCAGTAACCGCGTGATCCCGCCCCCCGTCAACCCCATCTCCTGACCTGTACCCATTACACGCCCCGCGAGATTGAGAGACTCTAACACGGAGCCCGTTGCGCCACCGCCACCACGCGCGCCCCCCCTCGCGAACTGTGTGAGCGTGCCTACATCGACCCCCCGCAACATTGCGCGCCCCAGCCCCGCAGTGAGCGCCCCCATACTCGACGCCTCAAAAATCTCAGAGCGCTCGCCTATTCCGCGTTGCAGTGTACGGAGCGCGCCGAGTCCCTCCTCTGCACTGATCCCCATGCCCGCGAACCTACTGCGAGCGCCCCCTAATCCCCTCGCGCCCCCGAGCATCAGCTCGGTTTGTACGCGCTCTCGTCCCGCTACTTGTCCGAGTCTCTGCGTGCGTCGTGAGAGTAGCGCCCCCGCGAGATCACCGATAAACGGGAGCCCCTTCGCGATGCGCGTCATTCCTAGCGCCCCGAACGCATTCGCGCCAATCGCGCCCCCCGCGCGAGCTAGAGAAGAGGCGTCTCCCGTGAGCATCGCAGGGGCGAGCGTACCCGTCGCGCTCACGAAACCGCGCCCCATCGCCCCCATCCCCTGAGCAAAACGTGACGGAGCGGGCCTGAACGCCTCCGCGTCTGCGCGCGCTTGCGCGAGCCTCGCCTCTTCTCTCATGCGTCCCTGTTGCGCTAGTATATTCAGATCCGTGGCGGGCCTGCCTCCTGTGATCTGATCTAGTGCCGTGAGCCCTAGCCCCGCCGAGGGGCGCGCGGTGGGCGCTGTCGGAGTTCCACGCGGTAAAAACCGCCCTCTTTCGTCTCTAGGGCGCGCGCCTGTCTGTGTTGCCTGCTGTGCCTGTTGCGTCGCCTGCTGTGCTTGTTGTGACGCTTGCGTAAATGCGCGCGTGGTCGCCTTCGTCACCTCCTCCATCCCGCGCACCATGCGCGTGATCGATTGTTGTACAGTGGCGTCGTTCAGCGTTACCGCGATCTCTGTGCTGTGTCTCTGCTGAGCCATTTAGCCCCCTCTCTGAGATGCCCAAAATTGGCGCTCCCATTGATCGGCAACCGCGTCGCCTGTCGTGCTGGGGGCGTCGTCGCGGAGTACGACAGAGGGCTCAGTGCTCAGTGTATCATATTGCTCATCATCTAACGTCAGTAACCAATGCTCGAGACGCTCAGACTCACTCGCGTCAGAGCGCAGACGGGGCAGAGTCGCGCGCAGAAATGGAAACTCGGGACGCTCCCGCGTCCTCTTCACCCGCTCCCATAACTGAGCGAAACCACGCGAGCGCGTGACGCTCAACCTCCTCGCGCACCGCAAATAAAAGCTCGTCATCCTCCTGCGCCCACACGTTTAACCAATCCGGAATATCGACGAGATGCACAGAGATGGTTGCGAGCGCGGTGAAACGTAATTGAGCGTACTCGCTTAACTGCGCCCACGGCACACCAGCGAGCAGAGCAGAGCGCCGATCAATCAGCGCGCGCCCGTCCCCGTTCGGAATCCTAGAGATGATTAAATCTTGAAAGCGCTCGCCCGAGGGCGCAGAATACGCGATATTTAGTTGTATCTCTCGGGGGATGAGGTCGCGCGCGGGTTGCGCTTCTGCTGTCTGCTCAATGTTTCGTAAATCCACGGATTATCCTCGCTCGTCGTACAACCTGCGCGCTTGGAATGAGGCGTTAACGGTCACAATAGAACCGCTTTGAACCTGCCACGAGCGAGACTCACAACGAGCCCCCTCAACGCGCCATACCGGAGTATCACCGATCTGATCATACACCTCAAGCGTGATCTCAGGGAAATTGATCACGTCAGCGGTTCCCCCGCGGGGCATGATTCCGAGGTCAGCGAGGGAGGTGTTTGTGATTCTCACGAAATCAGCTTGCAACGACACGACGCGCGACACAGGTACGAGCTCTTGTGAGTCGATGTTGCCCAGCACATCGACGCGCTGGTGTGCGATCTGCTCTGAAGCACTCACGCCCGTCGCGAAACCGATTTCTTCGCCGTCTACGATTAATTTCGCGCGGGCTCCGCTAAATACTGGCTCAGCCATTTTTTAAACTCCTAGAATCGTTGAACAGTCGCAGAGATGCGAATGAAATTGAGAGGTTCGACCGCTGACACAGTATAAGAGATCACGAGCGCATCCCCTTCATCCGCGAGAACGATGTCTCTAAAGTTCTTGATCACGCCGTCCTGAATTTGACGATTTAAGAGCGCGGTCGCGATGCTCTTAATGCGATTCGCTGTGAAATTGCGGTTTGCAGAGCCTACAAATCGATCGAGTCCCGCGCGTAGGTCCCTGACCGATGCATTAATTGACTCATTCGCGCTCACTTCTGAGAAAATCGGATTATCATCGGTGCGGTACGTTGTGACCGCGCGCTCAACGCGCCACCCCAGCGGGCCATAACTCAGCGACACAACGCCCGCGCGAATCGCGTCAGAGGCGTCTCGGTTGCCGTCCCATTGGCCTGATACGTCGAGCACGTTGGGACGCTTGCGCGTGAGTGGCTCACCCACCAACGAACCCGCTTGCATACTCGCGAGCATTAACGCGAGATAGCGAGGCTCTAGGGTCGCCCGTACACCTGACGGTTTAATTACCTCGACGCTCTGCCCTACGATCGCGATATTTCGATCATTTAAGAGCTTTGCATAACTCGCATCAACGACAGAGAGCGATTGATTCGCGGGGGTGCCTAACCACGCATTTCGCTCACGCCCCGCGCGAGCTGAGAGCGGAAGGTGTGACTTGATTTTATTCATGTGATCGATATTAGAGGACCACCCTACAATGATTTGAATATCACTCGACTCGATCGTCTCGAGCGCGTCGCTCCAGTTTGTGAGGGACGTAGCCCCCTCACCGCCTCCCGAGAGGCGCAACGTCTGCGCGCCATTCCCCGCGCTTTGGGTGACGCTCTTGGTCGCTCCACTCGCTCGTGATGCGACGATGAGTTTAGACGGTGCGAGCGCTTGAATAATCGCGTAGAGATCAGCGCGGAACACCGCACCATTTCCCACGCCCACAATTGACGCTGAATCGATCTCATCAATCTCGATCGCGGGATAGCTCTGCGCGCTGGCGTAGGACGCTGAGAACCCGCTGAGCGCATTGATCGCGCTCATCATCTCTCTGAGGGTTAGGTAGTCCGCACATGTGAGGGTGATTTCTCCGCTCACCTCAACCTCTCCCGCATACGCTAGATCGTCACTAGTAGCCGAAATACTCGAGATTACGCTATAGCTGTGCGCTGTGGTTTGTGAGGCATTGTCGCCAGCGACAAAGCTGAGCGTTTCGCTTACTGACGCCCCCGCGAGATCTAAGCCCACAATAGCCACAGAAACGGTATTCGCGTGCGCGTTGGTTGAGAGCTCCACGTCAAGCGCGCCCGTCGAGGACATATCACTCACGTCGAACGCTACAGCGCCCGCGTTCATCACCTCCCCTTGCGACCAGTTGATGAGTGTGCGTGTGCGGTTCGCCTCGAGAGTGACTAGATCGAGTAAAGAGCCAGCGTAGTACGCAGAGGCGAGATCTCCGCTCTCGATGCCCTCAAATACCTCTGAGATTCCATCTCGCTCGATGGTCACATTTACCTGATCACTGTTGATCGGGGCAATTGCGACGGTCGCGCGATTGCCTCGCGCACCATACACGCGCGAAGTAATCACGAGCGCGTTATCCCCATCTTCATCAACAAAAACAACGCTCGCTTGTGTGCTCGGCTGGACGTTCAGAATCGTCAAAGACGCACTACCTGCGGGGATACGTTCGTCCCCACTCGGATTAAATGCGATGCTTCCAATGAGTGCAAGCTCTGCGTCACTCGCGTCATACGCGACTAAACTGCGCGCGCTCGTAAATGTGAGGGCCTCGCTCGGCTTGAATGAGGGGAATTCGCCCACAATGCACACGTTACCCGTAGAGGGCGATTGACCTCCGAGAGCGCTCGCGTCGATTTCGGCGTAGACTGCGGGGCGAAATACTCGCAACCCGTTTAGATTTAATGATGACGGCATAGTTTAAAATCCTCCTATGGGGTCGAGTATAACATATTTACTCAGGGGTCACGCCCCCCGAGGTCCCGTCTGCGTCGGTTTGGTCGTTCATGAGTACGAGGAGATCAGAACCCGAATACACGGGAACCGTAAACTCCGCGCTTTGCGGGATCGGGATCGCGACGCGATGCTCTCCCGTTGCGGTGAGTCGGCGCACGAATAAGCCCAACTCTTCGGCGCTCAGTTCCTCCTCGGGGGCGAGCGCATCCGCTCCCCCATATTCAACGAGATGATAACCAGCTACGTGAAGAGGACGGCGCGCGATCGCGATACTTGCCCGAGCCAGCACCTGATACACGCGCACCATGTCGGGAGATTTAGCGAGGATAATAATCTCGACGCTCTCACGCACGAGATACGCATCCACGCCCAAGCCCTCAGGGGTGCGCGAGTCATAATCGCCTAACATCGTTTGAGTTACGGTTTCACTCAGGGGAGAGACTACGAGCATGGGGGCCTCGTCCACGCCTCGAGTGTTGCGTGTCTGAAAGCGAGGGAAATGCTCAGACAACTCAGCGAACCACGCAGAGAGTACGCTAGCGCTCACACCCGCGAATAGTGCGTTAAACTGCGCTTCTCGATCGCGATAATACGCGAATCCTGACGAGAGCGCGTTGATCATGTTGAGGTCGAATATCATTAATACACCTGTGCGACGAGGTTGGGGAGCTCGCGTAAGACCTCATCCGCGATTCTGCGCGCTCTAATTCCCGAACTCATCCACGCGTCGGGGTCAGTGTTCGCGTAACTCGCGCGTCTCCATGTTCGATAGCCTGCTGTTTGTGTGCGGGGGCCACTCGCTCCCTTGCTGTAGGTGCTGGCGAGGCGCACCATCCCCGCAAGAGGGTCGGATACATGGTGAGGTTTGAGCCTAGGGACGAGATCGGGGGCGAGGCGTCCACCATATCTCGTTTGTCGATTCGCGTCCGTTGTGGTCGCTTTGAGG